TGGCAATGTCTTATCTTCATAAGGCAATTAAACCAGTAAATCAATTAAAGATGATCGAGGACTCCCTTGTCATCTATCGTATCAGCCGTGCGCCTGAACGAAGAATTTTTTATGTTGATGTAGGTAATTTACCTAAGTTGAAAGCAGAGCAGTATGTAACGGACATTATGAATAAGTTCCGTAACAAAATTGTTTATGATGCAACAACTGGCGAAACTCGTGACGATCGTAAACATCTTTCTATGATGGAAGATTTTTGGATGCCTCGTCGTGAAGGTGGTAAAGGCACTGAGATTACTACACTTCCAGGTGGACAAAACTTAGGTGAGATTCAAGACATTGAATACTTCCAAGGTAAATTATTTCATGCGTTAAATGTTCCAGCTAGCCGACTACAACAGTCTTCAGGTTTTAGTATTGGTCGTGCTCAAGAAATTACTCGTGATGAAGTTAAGTTTAATAAATTTATTATTAGACTTCGTAAGAAATTTAATGCATTATTTAACCAAGCACTTCGTGTTCAGTTAATATGCAAAGGTATTATCCGTCCAGATGAATGGGATGATCTTCGTGTTAATATTAAATACGATTACATCGAAGATAATAACTACGCTGAACTGCGTGACAGTGAAATTATGCAAGCCAGAATGGGCTTACTACAAATTGTAGACCCATTTGTTGGTAAGTATTATTCACAAGACTGGGTTAAGAAAAACATTCTTCGTTTGGATGATAAAGAAATTAAAGACATCCAGAAAGAAATGAATAAAGAACAAGATATTATGATTCAGCAAGCAACTGTTCAAGGAGAACTTCAACAGGCAATGCAACAACCAGCGATGGATGCACAGGCTGAACAACAGCAACAAGCTGCACAAGCGCAACAGCCTCAGCAAGATCAAGGTGCTCAAGATCAAGAAGCTGCTGCTGAAGCAGAACAAGAAGATACACAACAGAGCAAAGGTAAAGTTACCAATCTAAAAACTGGTACTTGGCCAAATTAACAGGAGAATATTATGAGTGAAACAGTACAAAATTTAGTCCAAGCAATTCAAGCTGGCGATGCCCTTGAAACAGAAAATGCTTTTGCAGATGCAATGGCAGAAAAGTTATCTGTTCGTTTAGATGGCATGCGCCAAGATGTTGCACAAAGTATGTTTGCGCAAGCAGCAGAACAAGAAACTGCTACAGAAGAATAATGCGTTACCACGAGTTTACAAAATCTCTAAACCGATCTGATGTTGTTGAAAGCATTAGGTCTTATCTTCAGTTAATCGAAAGAACTGAAGAAGGAAAGGTTTTGATAAATGGTATTGAAACAGAATTTACAAGTTTAGAAGAAGCAAGACAATACATTAAACAAGACTACATTTCGCAACAATTAGAAGAACAAGTATCAAAAGACCTATACGAAGAACTATCAGAACATACAGTTGCTAATATTATTAAAGAATATCACGACATTAAAGTTACCGATACATTAATCGAAAATTATATCAAACTTGCTTCTTCTCACATGTTTAGTGTAGACCCAGTTGTTCAAGGCATTCGTTCTCTTAATAAACTGGACAGATTGGTTGAGGGTAAATTGCATTATGTTCTTAATGATGAGTCGATTGTAACTATTGACGAGCGTACTCAATTACGCCTAAATAACTTATTACATAAGCAAACAGAAATTATTGAGTATATGAGAGAGTCGAAAGAGAACTTCTTTCATGTGCTTACAAAATTAGAGGAACAATAAGATGGCAATGACTATCACAACCCTTAAAAATACAAACCAGGAAACTGTGATTCATTTCGCATCTTCTTTGGCAGAGTCTGGCACTATTACTATTGCCAACTTAACTGCTGGTACTCAAGCAAGAAATGCTGATACTCCTGCAGTCAATATAGTTAAGTGGCAAGTAACAGGTGAGTTGGCTTCAAAGGTTAATATTGTGCGCAATAGCAAAAATGTTATTTCTTGCGCACCTGAAAATGCTCCTTATGCAGAATTAAATGCGTGGGGTATTCCACTTTCTAATGATAACACTTTTGATATCGTTATTACTAATGCTGCTGCAAAAGATATTACTGGTATTTTAGTTCTCCGTAAAGTTGCTGGCTGGTCTACTAAAGTTGAAGACGCTACTTTTGGTGCTTACGATAACCCAGCAGTTGTAGGGAGTTAATCATGAGACTAATTAGAGAAGTTTTAGATACCACAAACCTTATTGTTGAGTCAAAACTCGGCAAAGGAAAAGAATATTTTATTGAAGGAATTTTTCTTCAATCTGAACTGAAGAATCGTAATGGTCGTATGTATCCAGAATCAATTATGGATAATGAAGTAGGTCGTTACATTAAAGAATCTGTCGACAAAAATCGTGCCTATGGCGAACTTGGTCATCCAGATACTCCTTCCATTAATTTGGATCGTGTGTCCCACATGATTGTTAGTTTGCGCAAAGAAGGTACTAACTACATCGGCAAAGCAAAGATTCTAGAAACACCGATGGGTCAAATTGCACGAGGTCTTTTAGATGGTGGTGCAAACCTTGGAGTTTCTAGCAGAGCACTTGGATCCCTTCAAACAAATAACGAAGGTGTTCAAATTGTTCAAGACGATTTTATGCTGTCCACTGCAGCTGACATCGTTGCCGATCCGTCTGCTCCAGATGCGTTCGTAAGAGGTATTATGGAGTCAAAAGAGTGGGTCTTTGTTGATGGAAAGTTTGTGGAACAACATATTGAGGAAGCACAGCGTTCTATTCGCAAGGCTTCTTCACGAAATCTAGAGGAAGCAAAGATTTATGCTTTCCAAAAGTTTCTGAGTAAAATCAGATAAATTATAAATAATTTAATAGAACTATCCAGTTACAGGAGAAAACGATGTCAATCGAACAAAAAATCGCTGAAATTTTGGCTGAGTCTAAGAAACTAGACGAATTCAAAGTACACGGCACAGAAGGTGGTACAGATTCAGGTAAAGATGGAGCACAAGCAGGCAATCAAGCTGTTATTCGTGATGCATCAAACAATGTACCAAATGGTGGTGAAACACCTAACCCAGATAATTCTCGCAACAATGTTGATGACGAGAAAGAAGCTGAGGGTGGTACATCTAAGAAATCAAATCCTGCTACATCCAGCGCAGTTGCTGGTGACCAAGCAGTTATTCGTACAGGTACTAGCGTTAAAGAAGATGTTGACGCATTGATGGCTGGCGAAGAACTTTCTGAAGAGTTCCGTCAGAAAGCAGAAACTATTTTTGAAGCAGCAGTTCTTAATCGTGTTAAGAACGAAGTTGCTCGTATTGAAGAAGAATTCGAAAGCAAACTAGCGGAAGCTGTTGCGAAGAATACAGAGGGAATTGTTGAGCAAGTTGATGGATACCTCGGTTATATTGCCGAGCAGTGGATGACACAGAATGAAATTGCCCTAGAGCGTGGTATGAAATCAGATATTCTTGAAGGTTTCATTGGCGGTCTGAAGAATTTATTTGAAGAGCACTATATTGATATTCCTGAAGAGAAATTCGATGTGCTTGGTGAAATGGAATCTAAGATCGATGAATTGGAAGCAAAACTTAACGAACAAGTTGCAGCTAACATTGAACTAAGCAAGACTCTTGCTGAAAGCAATCGTGCTGAAATCGTTAAGACTGTAAGTGAAGGTTTGACTGATACAGAAACTGAAAAGTTTATGTCTCTTGTTGAAGAACTCTCTTATGAAGACCAAACTAGTTTTGAAACCAAAGTAAAGACTATTCGTGAAAATTATTTCACAACTAAAGGTTCTACAGAAATTAAGTCTGTAGTTACTGATGCTCCAGTAGAAGCATTGACAGAAGAGAAAAAGGTAACACTTGATCCTGCTATGTCTGCTTATGCTGCTCAGCTTAACAAATTAAAATAAACAAGGAAATCCAAAATGCAATCTCGTCAAGATTTAGTAAAAAAATGGGCTCCGATTCTTGAGCACGAAAGTGCTCCAAAGATTCGTGACAACTATCGTAAAGAAGTAACTGCGGTTCTTCTAGAAAACCAAGAGCGTGAAATGGCTAAACAGCGTGAAGCGTTGTTTGAAGCTGCACCAGCTAACGCTGTTGGCTCTTATGGCGACACTGGCGGTTTCGCTAAGTTTGATCCAGTAATGATCAGCTTGGTTCGTCGTGCAATGCCACAAATGATCGCTTATGATGTTTGCGGTGTACAACCAATGACTCAACCAACTGGTCTAATCTTCGCAATGAAGTCTCGTTACAGCACTCAAGGTGGTGACGAAGCATTGTTCAACGAAGCTGATACAGACTTCTCTGGTACTGGTACTCACTCTGGTGCGTATGACTTTGCTGGTTCTGAAACTACTGGTTCTGGTCTAGCAACTGCCGATGGCGAGCGTCTAGGTCAAGGTGGTGTTGGTGATGGTTCTTTCGGTGCTATGGCTTTCTCTATCGAAAAGACTTCTGTAACTGCAAAGACTCGTGCTTTGAAGGCAGAATACTCTATCGAATTAGCACAAGACATGAAGTCTGTTCATGGTCTTGACGCTGAAGGTGAATTAAGCAACATTCTCTCTACAGAGATCCTTGCTGAAATCAACCGTGAAGTTATCCGTACAATCTACAAAACTGCTAAGCCAGGTGCTCAAGTTGGTACTACTACTGCTGGTACATTCGACTTAGACACTGACTCTAATGGTCGTTGGTCTGTTGAGAAGTTCAAAGGTCTAATGTTCCAAATCGAGCGTGAAGCCAATGCTATTGGTCAACAAACTCGTCGTGGTCGTGGTAATGTTATCATCACTTCAGCTGATGTGGCTTCTGCCCTAGCAATGGCTGGTGTGTTAGATTATTCTTCTGGTATCTCTGGTAAGAATGACCTAACTGTTGATGATACAAGCACTACTTTCGCTGGTATTCTAAACGGTAAGTACAAAGTATATGTTGACCCATACACAAGCAATGTGTCAGCTACTCAGTTCTTCGTTGTTGGCTACAAAGGCGCATCTGCTTTTGACGCTGGCTTGTTCTATTGCCCATATGTTCCATTACAAATGGTTCGTGCAGTTGATCCTAACAGCTTCCAGCCAAAAATTGGCTTCAAGACTCGTTACGGTCTAGTTGCTAACCCATTCGTTAACTTGGATGATGGCACTGCTGGTACAGATAACTTGACTGCCAATGTGAACTACTACTACCGTCGTGTTAAGGTTTCTAACCTAATGTAATCGACTAGTCGGTTTTTAAAAAGCCGACGAAGAAGCGGTACTTTAAGAGGGATCTTCGGATCCCTCTTTTTTATTTGGATAAATAATGTTATGACTACTACAACTATTTCCTGTCCACTACCAAGTAACATCACTCCATTATCGCCTAATGGATTCATGTTCAACATCACCAAATTACCTAATCTGTCATTCTTTTGTCAGTCGGTAAATATTCCAGGTATCACTCTTGGTGCTCCCGAATTTGGTAACCCATTTAATGTTCAACCAATTCCAGGTGAAACATTAACCTATGATCAACTAACTGTTCAGTTTCTAGTTGACTCTGATATGGCAAACTACAAAGCAATCTATAACTGGATTATCGCTTTAGGTTTCCCACAGTCTTATGATCAGTATATTACATTTAATGAGAATGATAATTTAAATTATTCTGAGTTGGCAAAGAACTACTCCGATGGTACTCTGCAAATTCTGAATGGTAATAATCAAACTGCGCAAATCGTACAGTTTAGCGATATGTTTCCAATCACTATTGATTCTTTAATGTTTGCATCTACAAATACAGATGTGCAATACTTAGTAGGGAATGCAACATTCCGCTACGGATACTACAAATTCTTGTAAGACAAACTTGATTTTTTTGTAATACTGCGGTATAATGGCAGTATATAAATGTGAGGATATTATGAATATTGAACAATTGCAAGAACAGTGGGATAAGGATTGCGAGATTGATGACAACTATCTCGGTGAAACGACCACAGCAACCCCCAAGTTACATGCCAAGTATTTAAAGATGCTTGTCAACATTAAACTTAAACACACCAAATACCAATCAGACTACAACATGCTTCGGAAAAATAAATTCCGATTGTATCGTGGTGAACTATCTCGTGATGAATTAACAGATCTTGGTTGGGAACAATGGCAAGGTGTTAAGCCATTAAAGAATGAGATGGATGAATTCCTCTCAGGTGACACCGAACTAAATACTTTAAGAGTCAAGATTGATTATCTTGAAACAATGATATATTTTCTTGAATCCGTTCTTGGCCAAATCAAAGCCAGAGACTGGCAGATTAAAAGTGCCATAGAATGGAAGAAATTCTTAGCTGGTATGTAATGATAAAAATTGAGAAGTTAGACGAAGTTTATGTTAGAGTTTTTAGCGATGGTTCAATTGAACAAGAACTTGCTGATTTCTTTACCTATGAATATCCAGGTGCAAGATTTACACCACAATTCAGAGCAAGACTCTGGGATGGCAAGGTTCGTCTATACGATCAAGTTAGAAAAACTCTTTATGTCGGTCTAGTATCATATGTTGAAGAGTTTGCCACTCGCAATGGGTATGGCATTGAATATGTAACTCCTGTATTTCATCAAAACAATATTACACATCAGATTGTAGAAGACTATGCCAAGTCACTCAATCCTCATGGTCGTGGTAAACCAATCGAAATCCGAGACTATCAAATTGAAGCAGTAAAGACTGCTCTAGATAAAGAGCGCACACTGCTATTATCTCCCACTGCGTCAGGAAAGTCATTTATAATTTACACCACGATGCGTTGGCATATTGCACACGATCGTAAATGTATCATTATAGTTCCAACGACTTCACTTGTTGAGCAGTTGTTTACTGACTTTGAAGACTACTCCTCTGCCAATGGTTTTAATACTGATGGTGCTTGTCAAAAGTTGTATGCAGGGTTCACTAAAGAATTTACCAAAGATGTTCTAATTACAACTTGGCAATCAGTATACCTACAACCTAAATCTTGGTTTGCTCAGTTCGATGTAATCTTCGGAGATGAAGCACATCAGTTCAAAGCAAAGTCCTTAACAACAGTTATGGAAAAGATGGATAAGATTCGTTATCGTATTGGTACAACTGGTACGCTAGATAACAAAAAAGTTCATCGTTTAGTTCTTGAAGGTATGTTTGGTCCAGTGCATAAGGTTA